GCTATCCGTGACGAACTAGGAAGCGAACAGTCTGAATCATTTGTTAACACAGTCAAGCCAGCACTAGAGCAACTATACGCAACAATGGAAACAACACGTGATGCACTTACAAATGGTGTAGGTATGCTAACTGGTGAAGGTGACATGGCAGAGCCAATGGGATCTGACGACATGGGGGACATGGGCGACATGGAACCAACAGACGACATGGATATGGATGCAGAAGCACCTGTAGATGACATGGGCGACGACTTCGGTGCAGATGATGCGGCTGCAGGCGGCGAAGAAGAAGCTGGTCGTGAAAAGCGTGAAAGCGTAGACAATTCAAAAAAAAAGATCTAACTGATTCAAAAAAAAAGATAGCTGAAGCTTTAGACGAAGCCGGCACTTTAGTTCAGATAATCAAAACAATCAAACCAGGCACAACTATCACTTGGGATAGTCTAAATGGCTATATGAAGAAAGCAGGCGTGCCACAGTTTGATTATAACACATTCAAAGAAACATACGATACTAATCCACAACTTCAGAAACTAGTTAAGTTTGATCCTAAAGGGGTAACTATTAATGATAGCTCAATGGATCAACTAGGTAGTACTGAGCCAAGCTCTGCCGATACAGTAGGCGATATGGCAAAGAGAGCAACTGATTTAAGCGACTTATAGGTTGACATTCCATAGTTATTGTTGTACAATAATAATCTAAAGGACCTATTCATGTCATTAATTACCGAAAAATTTGTATATGAAAAACTTCAGCGAGTTGAAGTTAACGGCAAACGTAAGTATGCCGCACCTGGCGGTGTACCAGTAGCAAGTGTAACAACTATCTTAGACGCAACAAAAGATAAAACACATCTAATTGCATGGCGAAAAAGGGTGGGTGAACAAAAAGCACAAGAGATTGTAACAGAAGCTGCCGGTGTTGGTACCCGTATGCACAAATACCTTGAAGACTATATTGACACAGGTGAATGGCCTCAACCAGGTAGTAATCCCTACGCTCAACAAGCGCACATGATGGCAACACAAATTAAAGAAAATGCAATGGTTGATGTTGATGAAATATGGGGTAGTGAAGTTCCGTTGTATGTGCCAGGAATTTATGCAGGCACAACTGACCTTGTAGGACAATACAAAGGTCAGCCGTGTATTATGGACTTTAAACAAACTAATAAACCTAAGAAACTAGAATGGGTTTATGACTATTTCCTACAATTAACAGCATATGCAATAGCACATAATGAAGTACACGGAACAGACATACGCGAAGGACATGTGTTTATGTGTAGTAGAGCAGGTGAATATCAACAGTTTGACATATGGCCAGATGAATTTGACGAGTGGAAAGAAGAATGGTGGAAACGAGTATACTCTTATTATGAGATGCAAGCATAAATACATTATAAAAGTTAATGTAGGAGAATATAGTGGCCGTAGTTCAAATCAGTCGTATCCAAGTTCGTAGAGGACAAGCAAATACTGGATCAGGAATCCCACAGCTTGCTGGTGGTGAATTTGGCTGGGCTGTAGATAACCAAGAACTTTACATTGGTAATGGCTCAGTAGCAGAAGGATCTCCTTCTGTTGGCAATACAAAGGTTTTAACAGAGCATGATAACCTTTTTGACCTAGTAGGAACATATTCTTACAGACGAGGCGATATTGATACTGGCGAAGGTGTTGTTATTGAACGCACCCTTAATGCAAGGCTAGATGATATTGTAAGTGTAAGGTCATTTGGTTGTAGAGGCGATGGTTCTGACTGTACAGCACAATTACAAAAAGCCCTATATGAACTTTATCTAAATCCTTCAAACAAAACAAATCCGCAAAGCAGAGTTGTATTGCATGTGGAACCAGGCATTTACAGAATAAGTAATACAGTTCACATACCACCATATGCAACTATTGCAGGTGCAGGCAAAGAAAAAACAGTTTTTATAAAAACTGGAGACTTTGCGATGTTCAAAACTATTAGTAGTAATTCTACATATACAGGCGCATTAAATAGTGCTGTACCTATAGAAGATCCATTGCTAACCTATGCAGATAGTGCAAGGTATATTACACTAAAAGATTGTACCCTACAAACAGAATCAGAAGACGGAACATTGTTGATTCTTAATAGTTGTAGAGACAGTCGTTTTGAAAACGTTAAATTTGAAGGAAGTAAATTAACAAACACAGCAACTAACCCTTCTGTTACTATCAGAAGTAAAAGTAATGCTGTGAGATCAGAATTTAATCGCTTTATAGACTGTGAATTTGTATCAACAGGGTATGCAATTCAATCTAATCATAATATATCACGTAACGAAATTGATTCTTGTAAGTTCTTTAATATTACAAAAGCAATAGAGTTTGGTGTAACACCAACTATTGGCCAAGAAAATGCTACTGATAACAATATTAGAGAATGCTATTTTGAGAACATTGAACAGCAAGCGATACACATAGAGAACGGAACCCGTAACTCTACGATTAATTGTAGATTTGGACCTAGCGTTGGTAACAACGGAGGTAGTGAAGCAACAGTTGCTCACAGCATTATAAAATTTGGTGAAGCAGGCAATATTTCAGTTGACAACGAGTTCGATAGAACATATAATCTTAGTATTAATCAGGCGTACTTGGTAACTAAACCATTTATTCCAGAAGTTGAAGGACCTGTTTTCTACGAACACGGGTATACTGAATCGGTAGAGTTGTCACAAGTTGGCACACCTCAATTACTATTCAGACTACCCGCTGATACCACTAAGTCTTTTGATATAGACTATTGGTATAAGACTGACGTGCAAGGTAGAGTTTTTTCTAGATCAGGAACTTTGACAGTATTTGTAAATAGAGAGAACAACAGCGTTAGTGTTATGGATGAATATGATATCAGTGGCTTAGATTCAATTGGAGAGAGCTTGCAATTTAGTGCGGTTCTGAATCAATTAGAATCAGCATGGTCGGCACAGGTTAAGTATATTAACCAAATTGATTCAGGGAATTTAACATTTAAAATCAGATCTAGAAGCTAGATTCATGTTTGAAGACACATATGAATTAAGACTTCAATCATGGCATGATTTTAGAGAAGAGTTAGAAGCTCACCCCGACCCTTTTCAACATGTAATAGATGCATACAAGCGAGTTCCTCGTGTCAGCATTCATACTGACCCTTGGGATCAAAAGGTATGGCCTCAACCTTGGGAACTGATATCCGAAAACCAGTACTGTGAGTTTTGCACCGTATTAGGAATGTGCTATTCTTTACAGTTAACACAACGTTTTATTGACGCAGAAGCAGAGATACATATCTGTATAGATAGAGAGAATAATGAAACCTACTATCTATTACATCTTAAAGACAGAGTAATTGGCTATGATCCAGAGACGCACATTGCCCAAAAAGATCTGCCCGAAAGTGTAATTTCGCAACGTGTGTACCACATGCCGCGTCTACAATAAATATTAAACTTAATAGGAAAGATAGGAGAACAACATGTCCAACGGCATTCAAATCATAAAAAGAAATGGCAATCACGAACCCCTTAACATTGAAAAAATACACAAAGTAGTAGAATTTGCTTGTGAAAACTTGGCAGGAGTGAGTAGTAGCCAAATTGAAATGAATGCAAATATACAATTCTATGACGGCATGAGTACAGCAGAAATACAAGAAATACTAGTTAGAAGTGCAAACGATTTAATTAGCCTTGATAATCCTAACTATCAATTTGCGGCGGCTCGGCTTCTATCGTACGGTGTGAACAAAGATGTGTTTGGACAATATGAACATTGTACTTTACGTGATATGATTGAAAAGAATATTAGTAGAGGTGTATACGATAAAGAAATATTGGATCTATACACTGATGAAGAATTAAAAATACTAGACAGTTATATAAAACACAAGCGTGATGAAAATTTCACCTATGCAGGGTTGAGACAAGTTGTAGATAAGTACTTGTGTCAGGACAGAAGTTCGGGACAGATATTTGAAACGCCACAATTTATGTATATGATGATTGCGGCAACACTATTTGCTAACTATCCTAAAGAGGATAGAATGCACTATGTTAAGAGATACTATGATGCGACCTCACTTTTTAAAATCAATATCCCAACGCCAGTCATGGCCGGGGTTAGAACGCCTGTTAAGCAATTTGCATCCTGTGTTCTTGTGGACAGCGACGATACTCTGGATAGTATTTTTGCTAGTGATATGGCTATTGGTCGTTATACAGCTCAACGTGCTGGCATTGGTATTAATGCTGGCAGAATACGTGGGGTTAACAGCAAAATACGTGGCGGGGAAGTGGCACACACTGGTATCATTCCTTTCCTCAAGAAGTTCGAATCAACCGTAAGATGTTGCACACAAAATGGTGTGCGTGGCGGTAGTGCTACTACACACTTCCCGTTTTGGCATCAAGAGATTGAAGACATCCTTGTGCTAAAGAACAACAAAGGCACAGAAGACAACCGTGTGCGTAAACTAGACTATTCAATTCAACTTAACAAAACAATGTACGAAAGGTTGTTATCTGGTGGTGACATAACTCTTTTCTCACCACATGATGTGCCAGGTTTATACGAAGCATACTTTGGCGACTCAGAAGCATTTAAAGAAATGTATGAAATGTATGAGCGCAAAACTAGCATCAAAAAGAAAACAATCAAAGCAATGGAATTGTTTAGTGCATTAGTAAAAGAACGTGCTGAAACCGGTCGTATATACATTATGAATGTAGATCACTGTAATACACACAGCTCATTTAAGGACACTGTTTACATGAGCAACTTGTGCCAAGAGATTACGTTACCAACAAAGCCACTACAACACATTGATGATCCTGAAGGTGAAATTGCTCTGTGTATTCTAAGTGCTATTAATGTAGGAACACTAAAAACACTAGATGACCTAGAAGAACTATGTGATCTTGCTGTTCGTGCATTAGAAGAAATTATTGATTATCAAAAGTATCCAATATTGGCTGCAGAAAAGTCTACTAAGGCAAGACGCTCATTGGGTATTGGATATATTGGGCTTGCACATTATCTTGCGAAGCATAAAGTAAAGTATGAAGATAAAGAAGCATGGAAATTAGTGCATGATTTAACTGAAGCATTCCAATACTATCTATTAAAAGCCAGCAACAATTTAGCGCAGGAAAGAGGTGCGTGTGAGTATTTTAATCGCACTAAATACAGCACAGGCGTTCTGCCTATTGATACTTACAAGAAAGATGTGGATACTGTTGTACCTAACAAGTTAAACTATGATTGGAAGTCTTTACGCAATGACATTAGGGAACACGGGCTCAGGCACTCAACTTTGTCCGCACAGATGCCATCAGAGAGCAGCTCCGTTGTGTCGAACGCAACAAACGGAATTGAACCACCTAGAGGCTACTTGTCCACTAAGAAGTCAAAGAAAGGGCCTCTTAAGCAGATTGTTCCACAGTATCAGACACTAAAAAATTATTACAGTTTGCTTTGGGATATGCCAAGCAACGAAGGTTATATTAATGTTGTTGCTGTCATGCAAAAGTTCTTTGACCAAGCGATTAGTGGGAACTGGAGTTACAATCCAACACATTTTGAAAACAACGAAGTTCCGATGAGTGTAATGATTGGGGACTTATTAAACACATACAAACTAGGCTGGAAAACATCGTACTATCAAAATACTTACGATTACAAAACAGATCCTAGTGAAATAGAAGAAGAGGCACCTGCACAACCATTGCAGGCAGAATTGCCCGAAAGTCAAGAAGATGATGAATATTGCGAAGCATGTGCAATTTAATCTTGACATTACGAAAGATAGATAGTAGTATTGCTACATAGATAAGGATATAAAGAAAATGGCTAAAACAGTATTCAACCAGGATAAGGTTGACTTTACAAAACAGAATATGTTCTTCGGAGCAGATCAAAATACACAGCGTTATGATGTATTTAAATTTCCAGTATTTGATAAACTTAACCAAACCATGCTTGGATATTTTTGGAGACCAGAAGAAGTTTCTCTACAAAAGGACAGAGCAGACTATGCAAACTTCCGTCCTGAGCAGAAACATATTTTTACAGCAAATTTAAAATATCAAACACTATTAGATAGTGTCCAAGGACGTGGTCCATGCCTAGCATTTTTGCCGCATGTTTCACTTCCTGAACTAGAAGGATGTATTGTTACTTGGGACTTCTTTGAAACAATACACTCACGTAGCTATACACATATTATGAAAAACGTATACGCTGACCCTTCTGAAGTGTTTGACACAATTTTAGATGATAAAGAGATTCTAAAACGTGCTACCGCGGTAACTAAAAACTATGATGCGTTTACTGAAGCCGCTGATGCTTTCCAGCATCGCAAAGAAGGTAGCATGAAAGATGTCAAAAAGAAGCTCTACTTGGCTATGATGAATGTAAATATCCTAGAAGGACTTCGCTTCTATGTATCATTTGCTTGTACATTTGGTTTTGGAGAACTAAAACTAATGGAAGGTAGTGCTAAGATTATCAGTCTTATCGCTAGGGATGAAGCACAGCATTTGGCACTAAGCACACACGTTCTTAAGAATTGGGCTAACGGCAAAGACGATCCAGAAATGGTTAAGATTGCCAAGGAGTGCAAGGAAGAAGTATACGAAATGTGGCGCACCTGTGTAGAAGAAGAAAAGGCATGGGCGGAGTACTTGTTTAAAGACGGGTCAATGATTGGTCTTAATGCAACACTACTTAATCAATATGTAGAGTATATTGCTAACCGTAGATTGAAGGCATTAGGATTAGATGCAATCTTTGATCAACCTGTAAACACTAACCCATTACCGTGGACTACCCATTGGTTGAGTAGTTCAGGCTTGCAGGTAGCCCCACAAGAGACTGAAGTTGAGTCTTATGTTATTGGTGGTATTAAACAAGACGTAAGTGAAGAGTCACTTAAAGGATTTAGTTTATGATGAGTAGTATTGTAGTATGGAGTAAACCGCTTTGTCCATTTTGTGACAAAGCAAAAGCAAAATTAGATTCTTTACATGTTAACTACGAAGTAAAGATGATAGGTACTGATGTACAGTTAGAAGATTTATTAGAGGCTGTACCAGGCGCACGGAGTGTACCACAAATCCAAATTAATGGAGAGAACATTGGCGGTTACACAGAACTTTTAAAATATATTGAAGATACTGGTTTCAACGGAACTGGTTTTGAGGTAGGATCATAATGTTAATTGAAAAGAAATATGCTGTCAGTGATACAGTAAGTTTAAAACTTAGCACTGGTGAAGAAATTATAGGTAGACTAGAAGAAGAATCAGATACTCATTACAAAATTAGAAAGCCAATGGCTATTGTAATGGGAGCGCAAGGACTTGCCCTTGCACCATTTATGTTTAGTACAACAAATGATCAGACCTTTACTTTTGATAAAACTAAAGTGTTTACTGTTGGTAAAACACTTGACGAAATTAGTAAACAATATATTGAACAAACAACAGGAATTGTCACCTAATGCCTGGCATTAGTCGAGATAATGACACAGCAGGAGGCGATCTAGTTCCTTCTGTTACAACAGTCTTTGCTAACAATGAAGAAATTATTGTAGACAGAGATACCGTTGTAGGTCACGGAAGTCATCCTACAAATGCAATCAATGCAGGATCTAATAATGTATTTGCAGGCGCAGATAAGAAAGCGGTTGTGAATATAGGAGACGTTGCTGATTGTGGCCACACTGCCACAGGTAGTGGCGATGTGTTTGTAGGTGACTAACCACTTTTAAAGCCCCTTAAGACGTGGTTTCATTAAATAAACTGTAAATCATAATAGGAGACATTATGGCAACACATGAAGAAATTGTACAAGCGTACAACAATTATCTAGCTGAACATACAACTTTTGAAGAAAAAGGTGTAAAGGCGGCTGCAACAAGAGCTCGTAAAGCACTTGGCGATCTTGGTAAACTTACTAAAGACCGCAGAAAAGAAATCATTGAGAAAAAGAACTCAATGTAATGAGCGGACAACGATCGTGGTTAAAAACTTGGTCTAGAGTTGTTGGAATGCCAATAGGCATTACAGATGACGATGAACCAACATTTTTACCGATCACCCAGAAAAGTGTGCGTAGTGCTCTTGCGTTACGCACTTTCTGGATTGTCTTGCACATTATTACCTGTATAATGATTATTGCAGGTAATACAAAAACTTTATTTTTTACCTAAATCAAAAACTGTAACAGATTTTAACCAAGGTGATAAATAATTCTTGTGTGCTCCTCGTCTGAGTAGTATGCAGATAAAATAAAAAGAAAAGGATGTTTTTATGAAAAAACTATTTTTAGCATTAGTAGCAATGGCATTTATGTCAACAACAGCATATGCAGAAGATTTTGATAAAACAGGATTATCTGGTGTTGTTCAATCAGGCGAGTTATCGCTTGGCTACGCAACAGGTGCATCACGTGACTTTGACGACGAAGCAGATGTTTTCAGTTTAGGTTATAGTGGTTTACCAGTTAACTTAGGCTTACAAGTAATCAGTAATGGATCAACTGATGATTACAGATTAAATGTAGGACAAAGAGCTGACCTTACCTTACTCAACGTAAACTTTTACGGAGTAGCCGAAGTTCATTACGACTTTGGGGATTCATTCGCAAACGATAGACTAGTTCTTAGTCCAGTCGTAGGCGTAGAGTTTGGTGCTGGTTCTTTGACACCATATGCAGAACTAGGTTACGACATTAGTTCAATTGAAGGTGATTGGTTTGACTTTGATAGAAAAGACAGTTACATTCAAGTTGGTGCAAAGCTAGACGTAAGCGATAAACTTGCAATCAATGCAGGTATCTTACAAAAGTCCGACAAAGACTTTGACAGTCTAGACAGAGAATTTGTATTAGGTTTTAACTACAAACTATAATAACAAATTGATAACAAAATTTAGGGCCTTCGGGCCCTTTTTTTTTGGTAAATAAATTGAACGGGAGAAATGAATGAATACAAAATTTAGTATAGGTGTTGTAATTGCCATTGTTTTACAAATTTCAGGATTTGTTTGGTGGATTGCACAGCAATCACAAACTATTGACACACTTAAAGGTGAAGTAGCAGAACTTACAGCAAAAAGTCAAGTTGAAAAAGAAGTTACACTTATAAATGATGTCAAGCAATTACAAAAAGATGTAAAAGAATTGAACGATAAAACACTAGAAGCAATTTTAGATATTGACAAAAATTTTAAAGCCCTAGAGAGTTTTGTAAACAGTCAAGACAAACTTATTAACGATACCTTTGCCAAACAAATGACAGATTTTGAAGAAAAAGTTCAAAATAGCTTTACTGTAGTTGAAGGTTGGATTGATGAGATAGACGAAGATATTGTAGACTTAGATAAAAAACTAAGTGATAGAATAAAGGATCATAAACACTAATTATGTACGAATATAAATGTAAAATTTTAAGAATTGTAGATGGAGACACAGTTGATATAGATATCGACTTAGGCTTTGGAGTTTGGTTACATAGAGAGCGTGTGAGAATAATGGGTATAGATACTCCTGAATCAAGAACACGAGACAAAGTAGAAAAACAATTTGGCCTAGCAAGTAAAAAATTCTTAAAAGATATGTTACCAGTAGGATCTATGCAGGTCTTAAAAACTCAAATAGATAAGTCCGGAGAAGACAAAAAAGGCAAGTTCGGACGAATTCTAGGAGACTTCAAAGTTTACTATCCTCCAGAAGATAGAGAACAATTTGTTACAAAGGTAATGATTAAAGAAGGCTACGCTGTTGCATACAGCGGTCAAGCAAAAGAAAAAGTGCAAGATGCACACATGAAAAATAGAGAAAAACTACTAGCAGAAGGAAAAGTAGTCCTTAAATAATTTTTCGGTTGACATAGGTCATACCTTAAGTTATAATAATATACTAAACTGTAATATTAAGGAGACTTGTATGACTATGCATCTAGCCAGAGGCTTGACCACCATTAATACATCTAAGCGTAAAAAGAAGCCCCTTACTCAAAAAGATATAGAGAAATACACAGTTGAATGGCGTAAGTATAATAAAGACATGCGCCGTAAAAATATGCATGATCTGCAATATGATACAGTAGAAGATTATATTGCTTATTGTAGAGGCGAATGCAAAGTTCGTAACACAGAATTCAAACCATATGTGAAACCCTCGCACACAAGAGAGGACCCTACACGTAATATTCCTTCATTGATGGAACAGATGATCGCCGATGGCACTTGGGCAAAGCAAAGTGGCGGCACACCAAAAAAAGAATCTTTAAAATACACAGGCACTCTTATAAAAGGTATAGCAACAATGCATAAATCAAATGCTGTACCTATTATTAATAAACAACAGGCAAAGGATATTGCCAACATGAGGAGATCATAATGAAATATTTTACAGGTTTTATTGCATTTACGGCTGCACTTCTAACTTCCGCTTTTGCACAATCGTCAACATTTCAGGAACCTATAGAAGGTGAACTGTATAGCGAAACAAACAGACCGGGCATGTACTGTTTGGCAATGAACATATATCACGAAGCACGAGCAGATAACCTAGCAGGACAATATGCTGTTGCAGATGTTGTTCTAAATCGTGTTAAGGATAGTCGTTACCCCGACACAATTTGCGAAGTTGTGATGCAAGGACCTGTTAGAGAGAGCTGGAAAACAAGAGATAATCCAGACCTGTCCGACAGTGAGAGATCATTTGTTCCTGTACGACATCAATGTCAGTTCAGTTGGTGGTGTGATGGACGTAGTGATACAACACATGATCTCGATTCGTGGCGAAAAGCACAGGAAATTGCATACAGAATTATTGAATTGCGTAATTATAGAGGTATCTCAGAAGGCGCAACTCACTATCATGCAACATATGTTTCACCTAAATGGGCTAGAGAATTAGACCAAGTAGGACGTATTGGAGCACATGTTTTTTACCGTTGGCCATAAAGTGGTTGACAAAAGACTAAAAATCAAATATAATTTAAACTTAATGAATAGGCTAATTGGAGGCTCATATGAACATTATTAAGACGACAGCTCTTGTGGCTGTATTAGCAACGCTTGGTGCATGTAGCACTATGAAAACAATTGACGTTAGAGAAACAAAGGCTAATCCTAATTGGTATGAGGATTGTGAACAAATTGGTTCCGAAGGTTTCTTGTTTTGGAAAACAGACTATGCTTATGCATGCGGTATGGGCGAAAGTTTGTATGAACAGGCATCAGAAGCTCAGGCATATGCGTTTGCTGTAAAAGGCTTTGCAGAACGTATTAACGGAACTGTAAACAGCTCTACAGTTGTTGACATCAATAACGATCGTAGAACTACAAGGACTATTGTAGAGCATACAGTACA